GTCTTTTGTACGATTTCGACAGTTCAAACCAAAGGGGCCTCAGTTCAAACCAAACCAAAAACTAAAACAAAATGCCAGACTTCAAATGTGATTGCTCCCCTGGGGAGGTGGTAGCTGTTAGCACCTGTACAATTAAGCTAGTCCCAGGTAAGGGAGTAGTGAACGATGTGGTATGTAAAAACTGCGGGGAATTCATGGAGCTCGCTAATCCTAAGCTGGGAGAGTGCGCGGGTTTCACTTCAAATAGATACGGCCAACTTTAACAGGGAGCTCTGAGGCTTAACGTAAATTATTGCTTAGTTTGAATAGCTAGCTTACGGAGCTCCCTTAATTTAAAAAACATGAAGAGACTAATCGGAGTAAAAGAATTGAGAGCTCTAATGGAAGAGCCCCGGCCCATACATGAAAAAGTTGAGGTAATTAATACACTCGCTAAGAAATGGATGGAAAGCGAAATGAAAATAGTAATTAAACATTATATAAAATGAATAACAAAGAATTAATTAACATGGAGGAGGCAACAAACGACAGCCTAGAAATGCAGCACGCAATTGAAGCTGTGAGACTTGAACAATACGGAGCTAGTAAATCTCTAACTCCTGGAGCTAAATCATTGATCTACACTTTAGCTTGTGTTGAGTGGGAGGAGGCGCATCTTCAAAACTTTTGTAATTTAGAGGGTACTTGCTACCAGGTAACAGGAAAGAGTGGGGATGTATATTCTCGCATGCGCCCGGAGTGGCAACAGCTCAAAGAAGCTAGGATGAGAAAGCAGGCTATAATAGCACGCCTAGAGAAGTGGGCCGGCGAGGGAGCAGACGAAGAGGACGAGCTTAAAGAATTTTTGAGGTGAACATATTACCCTCGTATGTTCAATAAGAGTAAATAAGTGAACAAATAAAAGAATGAAGTACTACTTTGACGAAGAGGCAGCGGATAGAGCTGTAAATTTTATAGAGCAATTTTGTACTCATGTCAAAGGAGAGCTAGCCGGTAAAGCCTTTATCCTGGAGCAATGGCAGAAAGATGACATAGTACGGCCATTATTTGGCTGGAAGGATAAGGATACAGGGCTAAGGAAGTACAGAAGCTGTTATGTAGAGATACCAAGAAAGAACGGAAAAAGCAATCTAGCGGCTGCTTTAGCTCTCTATTTGCTATTTGCTGACGGAGAGCCAGGAGCTGAGATAATAAGCGCAGCGGGTGATAGAGGCCAGGCAAATATTGTCTTTCATATCGCGCAAGAAATGATTAAGAATAACAAGCACTTACGCTCTAAAGCCAAAGTTCTAAGGAATACAATAGAATATAAGAGCTCCTGGTATAAATCAATAAGCGCTGAAGCTTACACGAAGCATGGCTTAAATTGTCATGGTATTATCTTCGATGAGCTCCATACACAACAAAATTCTGAATTATGGAATGTACTCACGACTTCAGTAGGAGCTCGGAGGCAACCGGTTATAATATCACTTACTACAGCTGGACACGATAGGGCGAGTATATGCTACGAAATGCACGAATACAGCGAGAAAGTACTTAACGGCTCTGTAGATGACGATAGCTTTTTACCTGTTCTTTACAAAGCAGAGCCGGATGACGATTGGACGGATCCCGAAACATGGAAAAAAGCTAATCCAGGCTACGGAACTATTTGTAACGAGGCGTACTTTGTAGATGCCGTAAAGAAAGCTAAGAGCAATCCTAGCTACATTAACAGCTTTCTACGCTTACACTTGAACATTTGGACGAGTGCAGAGACGGCCTGGATACCTGACGACACGTATATGAAGGGCGATAAACCAATCCCATACGATAGGCTCCCAAGTTTACCAGCTTACGGAGGTCTAGACTTAGCGAGCACTCAGGACCTTACAGCCTTCGCTTTAATCTTTAGAGACGACGAAAACGAATGTTTTTATATGCTTTGTCATCAATTCGTCAACTCAGTTAAGGCTCACAATAAGAAACTTGCCGCTGGAGTGGACTATTTAAACTATGAGAGAGAGGGAGATCTAACCATAACGCCCGGCAATGTAACGGACTACAGGATTGTTAAGCAGTATATCATGGACCAATGCGCTAAATATGACGTTCGAGAGATTGGATATGATCCTAAGTTTAGTACTTACATAGTCGCGGAGCTTACAGAGGAGGAGATCACTATGCAGCCAATGGCTCAGAACATTACGAGCATGAACGGACCGACTAAGGAGATGGAGATGGAGATAATGAAGGGTAACGTAATACATGGAGGTAACAGATGTCTACGCTGGCAGTTCGGTTGTGCTATAATCTACACCGACAACAACGAGAATAAGCGAGTAATAAAAGAGCAGAAAGAGAATAAGAAAGTTGACGGAGTTATAGCTTCTATTATTGCACTCAACAGCTACGTTCAAAACAAAACTAATGATACTGATATAATGTTAGAAATCGTAACGCTATAGTTAATATCTTCTAGCGTTTATGCCGTAAAATGCGCTCGCGCATGGCTACAATTAAGGATAGAGTACAAAGTTTTTTTAGATCTTCCAGGGTAGGGAAATACGATCCCAACACAATAGCGGAAGCTGCTGGTATATTAAGCCTAACAAAAGCGGGCTCTAACATTACAGAGAGCAATGCAATGGCTCTTAGTACTGTTTACGCTTGTGTATATAAGATTGCAACTACTATAGCTTCGTTAGGTTTAGACGTTTACGAGAGCAGCGGTAACGAGGTACATATAGCTAACGTACACCCAGCGCACGACTTAATAAAGATTAAGCCCAACGAATACCAAACGGCTTTTGAGTTTTGGGAGACTATCACAGCTTCAGCTCTAATATATGGTATGGGGTACGCTATAATCGAGAGAGATGAGCGAGGTTACGCTATAGCTCTTCACCCGGTCCACGCTTCAGACGTAGATCTAAGAGAGGTAAAAAACGAGAAGGTATACATAGTTAAAGACTTCGGAGCTGTACGCCCTGAGAATATGCTAGAGATAGCCAACTTGCAGCGCATGAGTCCGATAAGACTGCACAGAGATAATTTAGGACTAGCGAGAAGCGCCCAGGACTTCGGAGCCGAATACTTCGGCCAATCAGGTCAGATGACAGGAGTACTTACTTCTGATCAACCTTTGAAGAAGGAGCAGATGGATATGATCCAGGGCTCATGGAATCACGGAGCAGCTCAGGCCGGAACGAAGCTTATGCCGTTCGGCTTTAAATATCAACGTATATCTATCTCACCTGACGAAGCGCAATTTATAGAGACACGTAAATTCCAAGCTGAGGAGATTTGCAGAATCTTCGCTGTGCCGCCGGTAATGGTCCAGCTTCCTAGCCAAACGACATACAACAACGTAGAGCAGCAAAATTTAATGTTCGCACGCCATACGATTGTACCCTGGACTCAAAGGATAGAGCAAGAGGTTGACAGAAAGTTAATACCAGCGTTTCAACGTCCTGAGATATATACAAAATTTAAGCTTGCAGATCTTCAGAGAGGAGACACTGAAGCAAGAACTAATTACTTCACTCAGATGCTACAGCATGGAGTACTTAGCATTAACGAAGTTAGACAAGAGGAGGACCTAAACCCTGTAGAGGGCGGGGATGTACACACAGTACAGGTCAATCAGTTAGCGCTCGATAAGCTAGAGGCTTACAGCGAAACAATATCTAAATCAGACGTACAAAATGGATGACGAAAAAAGAAACGGCCTATTAACAGCGGCTCACTACTCTAAGCACGATAGCACTTTAGAAACTAGAGAAGAGAACGGCGAGCGCATTATTGAAGGCTACGCGGCTTTATATGACAACGAGACTAATATAGGTCCTTTCAAGGAGTCTATCTCTCGCGGCGCTTTCGACAACGTGCTAGATAATGACGTAAGAGCTTTAATAAATCACGATCCTAGTTTAGTACTTGGACGCACTAGCTCAGGCACTCTAGAGCTAACTACTGACGATGTAGGATTGAAGTACAGAGTAAAACTAGGAAACCAACAATATGCTACAGACTTATATGAGTCTATTCAAAGGGGCGATATCTCGCAATCTTCGTTTGCGTTTACGATTAAGGATCAGACCTGGAGCGAAGATAGGAGCTCGCGGTCGGTTGATGAAGTGGCTCAGTTACTGGACGTTTCGCCGGTAACATATCCCGCGTACAAGGAGGCTACAGTAGTAGCTAGAGAAGAGGAGGAGCCAACAAAAGAAGTTAGAACAGCTGAGGCACAGCCCAGCGCCAAAATAAAAAGTAAATCTAAAAATAAAAAGATGAATTTAAATGATTTAAAGACTCTTCGTAACAAAAATTACGAGGAGCACGTTGCACTTGTGCAGCTTTCAGAAGCAGACGGACGCTCTCTCACAACAGAAGAGGAGACACGCGAAAACTATTTAGACGGAGAGATCCTTCGCCTAGATAAAAAGATTGTGCTACAGCAGAAGCATGAGACAATGATTGCACGTCAGGCGAACTTTGCCGGTACTTCAGTAAGCGAGTCGAAAGATATGGACCGCACGCAAAGCTCATTCTCATTAACTCGCGCTATTGAGGCTGTATCTCATGGTAACGGCTTGACAGGAGCAGAGGCAGAGTGGGCTCAGGAGGCACGCCAGGAGATGCAAGCTAGAGGCTTACAGATGACCGGCCAAATCGGAATCCCTGAGAAAGCACTTATGCGTGTTGGTTCAGCTGACAACTTCCAAGCTACACCAGTAGGAGACGGCTCAGGATATGTACCGACTAACGTACCAGGAGTAATTGAAGCTCTAAGAGCGCCAACTATGATTGAGCAGCTAGGAGCTACTACAATCTACGGAGCTACAGGGAATCTAAAGTTCCCTCGTGTAAGTGCTAAAGCTTCAGGAACAGAAGAGACTGAGGTAAGCGCAGATGCAGCTAGTGGAATGGAGCTAGACGAGATTAACTTAACACCTACTCGTGTAGCAAGTAGAACTTTGTTCTCTAAGCAGTTAATCCTTCAGGGAGGATCACAAGTTGATACTCTTATCGCTCGAGAGCTTCAGAACGGAATCAATACAACTATTGATAAGGCAGCTTTCGCTAAAGCTTTAACAGCTAACGACTCAACAATTACAACCTTAACGCCAGCTCTTCTCTTCAATATGGAGAAAGAAGTACTAGCAGCTGGAGGAAACTTCGCAGATTGTAAGTGGGCTATGAGCCCAACAGGTTGGAAGGTATCTAGAGACTTGGCTACTGTAGCTTCTATCGATGCGTTTTGGCAGGGTCAGAGCTTTGACGGCTTCCCAGCTTCAGCTTCACCGAATCTATTAGACAGTGCAACTGATAAAGGATCTATCATTTTCGGAGATTTTGCGCAGGGTTTAGTACTTGCTTTCTTTGGTGGAATGGATCTTTTAGTTGATCCGTATTCTAATGCGGGAACAGCTCAAATAGCTCTACACTTGAATAAGTTTTACGATGTAGATGTACGTCAAGCCGGAGCATTCGCTTCAGTAACAGGCGCTATCTAAGTTATCAATATATGAGAATGGGGGCGGGCTACTCGCTCGCTCCCTTTTTTTTTAAATACTCCTTAAATGAACTTTACTTACGCAGCACAACCAACAGGAACGGACCTTATCTCTTTAGCAGATATGAAGGAATTTCTACGCGTTGATAGTTCAGATGAGGACACTACTATAACAGCGATAATTGACGCTGCAGCACAATCAATACAAGACTATACAGGCCGTCATTTTAAGACTACAACATTTGTCTTTAATTTAGACAGCTTCCACTTTATAGAGTTTCCTTATCAGGTAGCTACTGTTAGCTCAGTAACTTACTTAGATAAAGCTGGAGCTTCCCAGACTTTAGCTACAACTAAGTACTTTACAGATACAGTTCGTCAACCTGGCAGAATTACTTTCAAGAATTTTCCGGATTTAGTAGAAGATAAATTTAACCGGGTAACAATTAACGGAACAGTAACTAACGACATCAACCCCCCATTAACTCACGCTATTAAGATGCTCTGTGCTCATTTCTACGAGAACAGACGAGCTGTTGTAGTGGGTACGCTTTCAGCTGTAGAGATCCCTCTAGGAGTTAAGGCAATTATTAATCCCTATAGAATCATTAACACTAGATGAATATAGGGGCACTAGATAGAAGAGTAATACTTCAGCAACCTACGTCAACTGTAAACGATTACGGCGAGCGTACAGTGGCCTGGAGTACTTACGCTACGGTGTGGGCTGCTATAGAGCGCAAGCCCTCAGCTAGTGAGCGCAATAGTGGAGAGCAAGTAGTAAGCTTTCAATCCGTTACTTTTATGATACGCAACAGCTCCCAGGTGGAGCTCCTTTCACCTTCGTATAGGATAAGCTACGACTCAAAGATATATGAGATCTTAGGAGTCCAGGAGCTAGGGCGAAATGAACAGCTTAGAGTAATAACTGAACTACTCGTGAACTGATGAGTGTAACAGTAACAGGAGCTAATGAGCTCTATAAAAACATTAACCGACTTGCACAATGGAGTGTAAGAGACTCGGCAAAGCTTCAGGCTGTAGGCGAGAGGGTAGGCGATGTGTATGCCAATTACTTAAAGGCTAACGTTAAAGACCTGGACAAAGACACTTCTCTCAGAGGTAGGAAGATAAAGAAAGGACAGCTAAGGAGATCTAGCGGAACCTGGCAACCTAAGAAAGATAGTAATACAATTCTAGCTGGTCCACGTACTAAAACGATAGGGAGGAGAGGTAAGACTACTAAATACGCAGACGGCTTTTATGCTCATATTGTAGAAAAGGGAGATTTTGCGGAGAGGTTTGGAGGTAAGCATAGAACACAAAACACAGGCGTATTCAAACAAGGTAAAAAAGCTACTAAAAACAGAAGCGAGAAACTACAGCTAATCTTATTGAAGAGAGAGTTTGCTAAATATGCTAAGACGCTATGAAGGTAGGTAAAGCGATATATAACATACTGTCTCAATCTACGGACGTACAAAGTAACTTCCCTTTTAACGATACGAATTACACGGCTGTAGGCTCTGAGCTTGTAACGAATGGAGATTTTAGTGCTACTGGAAGTGAGGTAGCAGTAAATGGAACTTTTGCAACGGATACGGATTGGAGTGGAAGCAACACAATATCAGGAGGGCAACTAACTAAAACAAGTGCAGATTTATCTAATCAATCCTATGCTGGACTTTCAGTTGCTAAATCTTACAAGGTTGTAATAGATGTAGCTGAAAAAAACGGTAGCGACCTAAAGTTTTATTTTGGTGGAACACAAACAGATATTAATGCTGGAACACAAACTTTATACTTAATCAATGGCACATCTGATCTTCTTATTGGTGTTAATCAAGGTGATGGAAGTATAATAAACAGCATATCCGTTAAAGAACTGGGTGCGGATTGGGAATTTAATTCTACGGCTATTCTTACTGCTAATGGAATGAACATAACAACTGGTGGCTATATTAGACAAGATGTAGTAACGATAGGGAAATTTTATAAATTAACTTATGACATAGTATCATATACAAATGGGGACATAAGGGTTTATGATGGAACAGACCAAGGAAATATACCTACAAGTTTAGGAAGTAACACTTTTTATTTTAAAGCGGGTGATTCTTTGTTTTATATTCAAGCTAACTCAGTTACTGCCAATTTAGTAATAGACAACATTTCAGTACAGGAGGTAGTTTTAAATAAGATCTTTCCAGAGCTCGCCCCTCCAGATATAGACGCTCCTTATATCGTGTACTCTGTAGTAAGTAACTCACCAAGTGAGACAAAAAATACAAACGGAGATATAGACACAGCTAGTATAGAAGTGTACGGCTTCCAGGATACATACAACAAAGCTGTTGATCTAGGAGTAAGTGTAAGAGCTGCTCTAGATAGAAAGACAGGAACGTACAACACGATAGAGATACAGAGCACTAATTACGTTAATGAACAAATGGATGTTAACGAAGCTCGTAAACTTTGGGCTGCTATCCAGGACTACTCAATAAGAATTAAAAATCTATAAATGGAAAATCTAATTATAAATCATTGGCAAAGCATATTATTTGCCTTATTAATAGCAGCGAGAGCTATCTTCTCACTCGTGCCGTCAGACAGTCAAGCGGTTAAAATTTTTGGCTGGATAGATATTATGATAACTGCACTTGTCGGAGGAGACAGGCGTAAAAAGAAAAACAAAAAAACTAAATAAAATGGCTGAAACAACAGGAATAATTAATGGCTCAAATCTTAAAGTAACTTTAGGAGCTGAGGGAGGATCTTTAGTAATGGTAAACAATTTAACAGATTGTTCTATCTCTACTAACTTAGATATGAGAGATACTACAACGAAATCAAACGCTGGATACAAAGCTTTGCTTCCTGGTATGATGGAGGCAACTATGTCTTTCTCTGGTATGTTTGCTAACGATGCTACAGTAGGACTACATGAGCTCTTCGACTTTCAAAATACCAAAGCAAAGTTAGATATCAAACTAACTCAAATTGTAGGCTCAGGCTCAACTCCTAATCCCGCAGACATGGAGTACGTAGCTAAGGGATACATAACTGCTCTAGATCTTACAGGAGGCGTAGAGGATAATGCTTCATTTTCTTGTACGGTACAATTGGTAGAGAGCATAGCATATAACGTTATACCATCATAATGGATATCTCACTCAATAATAAAAGCTATCCCGTTAAAGCTACGCTTAGAGCCTGGAGAAACTTTGAGAAAGCAACAGGAGTTAAGGTAGTCGAGGTAGATGCTTCAGACGTTACTCTAATCCCTGAGCTTATATACTACTTCGTAGTTGATGGCTGCGCAGCTCAAGGGATGGAGTTTAATTTGAGTGTAGATGAATGGCTAGGACTAATCGAGGTACAAGACTTACCTAAGTTAGTCAAGGTTATGGAGGAGGCTATGAGTAGCGACTCAACAGCTGACTCAAAAAAAAAGATAAAGGCGATCCCTTGACATGGAACAAGATAGAGGAGCTGGGGCTAGGCTTATTAGGTTTAGCTCCAGCAGCCCTTTATTCTTTAACATTCGAGGAGCTCGGCAACGCTGTACGAGGTAAGAGACAAAGCGAAGAGATCAAGGAGCGCTCAGACTGGGAGCGCACTAGATGGCAAACAGCTCTACTCTTAAACGTACACACAAAGAAAGGGGCGAAGATCACCCCGAAAGATTTAGCTGTCTTTCCTTGGGAGAAAGCAGCACAAAAGAATAAGCCTCAGCTAGACGGCCTAAGGATGCTCAAAAGCTTGGTTAAAAATAAAAAGTAAATGGCAAAGCTCGGAGATTTAGTTGTACGGATAGGAGCAGATACTAGGGATCTAAATAAGAGCCTAGGTAAAGTGCAGCGCAATATGCGTTCTATGACCTCTAACTTTACGAGGTTAGGCCTGCAAATGACTAAAGCCATAACTGTACCTATTCTCGGAGTAGGGGCTATGGCTATAAAGAGCGCAGCAGACCTTGAGAAGATGGAGGTAAGCTTTATATCTCTAACAGGAGGAGCAAAGCAAGCGGCTGACATGATGAAGCAGCTTAACGAGTTCACAGCTAAGACTCCCTTTCAGATAGAAGCGGTTGCTACTTCAGCTCGTCAGCTTATAGCTTCAGGTACTGACATAAGCAAAGTAAACGAACAGCTTCAATTCTTAGGAGATATAGCAGCCACAACAGGTCAGCCCATTAATGAGATAGCGGCCATATTTGCTAAGGTAAACGCGAAGGGCAAAGTAGAGCTAGAGAATTTGAATCAACTAGCGGAGAGGGGCATCCCTATCTTTAAGGCGCTTTCAGATTCTACAGGATTACTACCCTCAGAGCTTGGAGCTGGAGCTGTAACTGTTAAGCAGTTTAACGCTGTGTTAAAAAGCTTCAATGATGAGGGAGGTATTGCTAACGGAGCAATGGATAAGCTATCTCAAACAGCCTCAGGTAAATTTAGTACAGCTCTAGATAATTTAAAACTTGCGGGCGCTGCTTTAGCGGAGGACTTGCTCCCTATTATCAAATCTATGCTTGATTCTGTGGTAAATCTTGCTCAGAAGTTTACGGCGCTATCAGATACAACGAAACAGAATATTTTAGTTGTAGGCGCTTTAGTCGCTGCCATAGGTCCATTGCTGGTTATATTACCACAAATAGCTGCAAGTTTTTCTATTATGTCTGGTCCAATAGGTTTAGCGGTTATAGGGGTTACAGCTCTAATAGGAACGATTACAGCGCTTGTCAATGCAAATAAAAACATTCCCTCTACACTTGAGAAAGCAAATCAAGCTGTAAGGGGACACAGTACAGAGGTACGTTTTTTAGTAGGTCAGTATAAAGATGAGACGAAAACGCTTGAAGATAGGAAGAAGATATTGGGGAGGCTTGCAGAGATTGATCAAACTCACTTTGGGAATTTAAGCGCTGAAAATACAAAGTATAAAGACCTTGTAAAAAACTTAGATGACTACACAAGCTCTCTTCGTGCTAGCTTTTTGGAGAAAGCTCTTTCTGAGGAGGGCTCTGAGTTAATGTCTGACCTGGTTAAAGCAGAGGAAAAAATTATAGATAAACGGATAAATCTACAAAAGGGGTATGATGAAGAATGGAATCAAGGAGAGGTAAGCGCTCGTGAAAATGCTTTAAGAAATGCTAAAAAAGGTAGAGATATTGCTCTAAAAGCCCTTGAAGATTTCGAGATTAAAAAGCTAGATCTACTTAAAAAGTACGCAAGTAAAACAGATACAGGGACTGGAGGGCCGGGGGGAGCTGGTGGATTAATAAAAACGAAGGACACAGAGGAAATAAAAATATTTAACAGTGAAATAGAACGTCATTTATTTTTACTGAATCAGTTACCAGGTCCCATTCATTCAGCTGCTGAGTCTATAACCACTCTAAGCAATGGAGTACAAGACTTCGCTGTAAACAGCTCTACTAGTTTACTTGCTTTCTTAGATGACTTTAAAGTAGTAGGCGAAGAGATTAACGAAATAGCTAACACGACAAGCCAGGCTTTTGATAACTTAGGTGATAGAATATCTAACGCTTTTGTAGATGCTATTTTCGAAGCTCAGAACTTTGGGGATGCTATGGTAGCAATAGGTAAGCAAATACTTAAGACTCTTTTGAGTGAAGCTATAGCTAATGCAATCTCTAACGCTTCAAGCTTTATGAATGCAGCTAACCAAGCTAGTGGAGGTCTTACTATACCAGGCTTTATAGCTGCGGCTGTAGGTAGTGTAAAAGCTGCTTTCAGTAACATACCAGCACTAGCTGAGGGAGGGCTAGCTTATGGACCAACGCTCGCAATGGTAGGAGATAACAGAGGAGCTAATGTGGATCCTGAAGTAGTAGCTCCTTTATCGAAACTCAAAAACATAATAGGAGGAGGGAGTACGAATTTGTATGGCCGTATCTCAGGAGATGACATAGTGATAAGTAACTCACGAGCTGCGCGTGATAGAAATAGATATGTATAATGGCTATGATCTATGCAGTCAGCGAATTTACTGACGAGAAAAATACAGATTGGAAAGTTCAAATTGTAGATGCTGACTCGGTTTCTAGTGATTTAAACTATGCTTTTAACTTAGGACGTGATGGCTTTAGGATTAGCTACGGATATGACAACTTCGATAGGTCTAAGCCAATACTAGGGAGTAAGTTAATGATAACACTCTTTCATCCTGAAAACAATTCAGCTGCATTCGATGCGCTATATACAGCTTTAGACACTACAGAGGAGGGTACTTATAGAGTAGAGGTTTATAGGGATCCTGATGGAGATAACGAGGCGTGGTGGATAGGCTCTATACTTCCTGAGCAGACAGTAATCCCTGATGAGTTCCCTCATGCAGCTGTAAGTATAACCGCTGTAGATGGGCTCGCTAATCTTAAAGGGATTAAGTACAATAATGACGGTACAGCTTACAGCGGAACGGATCTAATAACTACTCACTTATATAAGGCACTAAGCAAAGTACACGCTGCTAACTTTTGGGGTTCGGGTGATATATTATTACGCTTCTATGAGGACTTTATCTCAGCTCAGTATAAAGCCTGGATAGGTACAGCTCAAAACAAACAGCTATATAATGCTAAAATTGAGCACTCTACTTTCTTAAACACTAACAGCGATGGAGTACATGAATACTACAGCGCTTTTGAAGTACTCGAATCTATAGCGTTATCACTAAACGCTAGTATCTTTATGGCTAAGGGTTCTTTTTGGCTTGTACCATTAGGAGCTACTCAATCTCATGTACAGGACAATCTTGATATATGGAACCAGATAACAGGGAATGGCACAGTAACATATAACACGTCAACTAATTTAACAGATTACTCTGTAGCTTTTGGAAGTAATAACGCAATATATGAGAAGCTGAAAGGATGGGAGAGGAGCAGCACTCCAGCCTTTAAAGAAGTAAAAAGAGTTAGAAACTACCAGGGGGATATGCCGTTAATCTCTCGATCTTATTACAACTTAGATAGAGTATCTAACTCACTAGCTACAGGAGCAACTTTACAAGATGAGGACGCAGTACAGCCAGCGGGAAGAGCTTATAAATTAATTGGTAATTTACAATTCTTTACTTCAGGTATAAGCTCCCTAACAGGGCAAGACGCTGTATTAAGACCTAGAATACGCTTTGAAATTAAGGTAGGAGATGCTGGAGGTACAGTTAATTACTTAGATCGTACCGACAGCTACGATAGTAGCGCAGTTGCTACGGCTGTATGGTATAATGAAACATTTGTAAACGGATGGACTTACAGAACTCCTCAATATAGTACTGATGTATGGAACTCAACAAGCTCTAATAGATTAACTTGGGTAGGTTCAGCTTTTAATGGTAATAACGGAGGGGCATCATCTCCACAAACTCAGAGCTCTCAGTTTTATCACGGTGAGTTATTTGATATAAATTTACCTGAGATACCAGCTGAAGCTACAGGCTTACAGATTACAGCTACATTAGACTTTATAAATTGGGCTGGTAATGCAGTTACAGCCGTAGATTTCTTTAGCCCTACGGCTGTAGTGGCTACATGGAAATTCACACAATTCTCTATCCGAGTGCTAGAGGATGAGGATATACAAGAGTTCGGTGAGGTCGATATAGTAGCAACTAACGAAGATACTGCACGCTATGAATTTAACCAGGAGCAGACTTTAATAGGTGATAAAATAAGTGAGGGAAGCTTAGGTGTTATTAATATAAATGATGGTGGTTCTGGAGGCGCTGGGTACACACCCGCTACATATTGGAATAACTCACAAGATACAACAAGTACAAATCTATCTATTAACGGATTAGGAGTTAGAGAGAGATTAGGAGCTAATAAAAAAGCGAGACGAACAGAGAGAGGGACACTATACAGAACAGGGGCTAAATTTATTCACCCCTACAGCGTACTAATAAATACAGAAGATAGTAACAACTTTTACCAGCTTACAGGTCTCAACTTTATTGCTTCTACAGGTGAGTACGACATAGAATGTATTTACTTATTGCGTAATATAACAGGCATTACTGTAGCAAATTTAAACGATAGACCAAGTAAAGGACCAGGAGAGACAGGGCTTCCCCCTGATGGAGTATATCACAATAAAGGTCCAGTAGATGACACAATACAAGGTGAGAATGTAACGAAGCTAGGCTTTATAACTACAGATACCTACGGAATAACTAAAGTAACGACTAGCACAGGAGGAGCTGGGATGGATATTAATCTACCAATAGCTAAAGCTTCGGCGGGGGTTGAGCTCATAAGTATAAATACAGCGGGAACGATGGGGCCTGTAGCTGACGGAGCGAGTGGAGAGTTTCTAAAAACTAACGGATCAGGAGTTTTAAGCTGGGCGGCGGCTGGTGGTGGTGGTGGTGGTGGCTGGCTTGGCTCTACTACTTTATTAAAAGTAATGCCTACTGATTTTTTTATGAATGGAGACTACACTAGAGCGCCTTTAGCAGTAGCGGATGGCACAACAGACGTACTAGGAATACGAGCGCCGTCTACATTAGTAGAATTATATGCTTTTATACCTATTCCAACAGGATACAAAGCTACTCATGTTAGAGTTTATACTTCCACTGCAAAAAGTAACGCAGTTATAGCTAAGTCTTTTAATCAAACAACAGGCGCAACAGTAGATAAAGGAACTGGAAACTTTAACAGCTTAATAGATATAACAGATATAACGAGCTCAACTACTGAGAATATCGTGATTAAGGTATCTCCAGCTTCAGTTCTTACAGTAATCTATGGAGCTGATATAACTATAGCGGCGGTATAATGAAAGAGAGAGAGCTTACCCTAGAGGAATTAATTGAGCTCGTTGAGGAGATGGAAAAAGCATTAATACAAACAGCTGGAGCTAACCAAAATAAACCATGATGGACGTAAAAATGTGGGGGTTGAATATACTTTCTATCTCCTGGGGGGCGGCGGTATGGCTTACAGATGTAAATCATATTATAGGTATAGTAGGCGGTTGTGTCCTGGTATGGGCCAACTTAGAGAAAGCGCTAACAGAACGCAATAAAAGAAAATGATCCCTTATATATGTATCATAATACTTAACGTGGCTAATTGTAGATACAAGCGGCTAAACTATGGGAGGTATGACATACATGATATTTTTTGTATTGTGATCTCTTTAATCGGTATCTATGCGGTACTTTAAGCTAAAGGAATTTGACAGCCCGGATAAGCCTGGAAGCGGTCAGCTCATGGATCCTTTCTTTTTACAGCTCTTAGATAAGGCTCGCACTCATGCGCAAATTCCGTTTAAGATAAGCTCAGGCTATAGGACCAAAGAGCACAATAAGAAAGTAGGCGGCGTACCTAACAGCTCACACCTTAAAGGGCTCGCGGCTGACATTGTTTGCAATAATAGCTCAGACAGATACATAATATTGAGCGCCTTACTACATGTAGGCTTCCATAGAATAGGAATCTCTGAGAGCTTTATACATTGCGATGTAAGTACAGATAGGCCTGGTTTTATGGTTTGGACTTACTGAGCTAACACTTACATGTTCATAAGTAAGGGTGCATAAATGGTGCAATATCTTAGATGAGTTTATACATTGCGGTATGAATGATAATAGATATGACGTTAAAAGCAGAACTAAAGCACAGCAAGGCTTAAGCTATATATCGAAACATTCAGTTAACAATATGTCCCGCGCTTTATTTATTTTCGCGCCTTTTTATTTTTTACGAAGTGTCTAAAATGAAGCTAAATAAAGGGATTACTAAACGAGGGCTTAAGTACGAGGTGTATTTAAATCATTGTGCCTATCACTTAACAAGTAAAAGAGCAGCTCTAGACTTCCTAAGAGGAGCCGACAACTATTTAACGGATCAGTACGAACTACTAAATGTTAATCTAGTGGGGGTGTATTCAACTTACAGAGGTATGTCAGCTTATTTAGAGCACTACGACCTAAAAGCAATACGGCTACAGATTAACGAAGTAGAGCAAGCTATAGAGCTAACGGCTACCCGCTGCGGATGGGAAAACTACACCAGCTTTTGCTTCGATAAGTTAGGGGTTTCTATTGATAATTTGATAGGGGTATTGAAGCGCCTGGAGGAGATAAGTAAGCGCAAGAAATACACAGTTATAAGGGCTGACATAAGAGCTAAAATATGCACTTGTGAGCTACAAACACGAGCTGCCCAGGAGTTCAACTTTAGCAATAGAAAGTACAAAGCAAATAGCGGACAAATAATAGAAATTAATAAGAAACAAATAAATTTTAAAGCATGACATTTTTATCTAACAACTACGAGCGCGAAACAGCCAGCTCACAATACCTAAAGCTAGCGCCAAATACGAGCGCTACTATCAGAATCGTATCACGCCCTGTAGAGGGCTATCAGGTCTTTATGGATGGTAAGCCTATTCGATGGACCTTAGCCGGAGAGATGCCTAAAAAAGCTTTCGCAGCTGATGACAAAGTAAGGCCCTTCGCCGCTTTCACTGTATGGCATGTCGAGGACTCACAGTTTAAGATATACAGCTGCACTACCAGGAGCGTACTACTAGAGATAGCTAACTTGGCAGAGGTAGAGGGCGATCCTATGACATACGATTTAAAGATAACTCGTAAGGGGGCCGGCTTAGATACTAAGTACTATGTGAGGGTAGATAATAAAGAGGTTTTCGACTTAGATATGTGCGAGCTCTCAAATAAATTCAATGATAAGATAGACTTACAACAACTATTTGTTGAGGGAGGTAATCCCTTTAACCCTGTAAGTGTAGAGGCATGAGGCCTAGAATCCTGCAAAAAGGAGAGAAATATTATAAAAAATGGGGGTTAGAATTTCCCTCTGACGAGCCAGGCAAAGAGCCTAACTACAATTACGGTTGTACATATGAAGAACAAATAAAAAGAAGAAAATCCAGAATGAAACTAGACACTATAAAACTATCGTTTAGCGCTCTTAAAGCTTTCTCTAGATCCCCGGCTCACTTCGCCTACTATAAAAAGCGTAAGTTCAAAGGTAGCGCCCCAATGCGCAGAGGTAAGCTTACTCATGAGCTGGTCCTAGAGCCTGAAAAAGAGGTGCTCGTTATTGACGTAGCTACTAGAGCGAATAAGCAATTTAAGGAGGCTGTAGAGCAGTACGGAGAGGACGGCGTATTTACTCGCAAGGAGTACAACGAAGCTAAGAACTTAGCCGCCGCTGTAATGAATCACCCCCTAGCTAATAAGCTCATAAATGAAGCTACGAGTAAGGAGGAGCATATACATTTCGACCTGGACGGCGTAAAGTTCCACGGCTTTGCGGATATAATAGGACATGACTATATAGCGGACCTGAAGATAACAGATAATGAGCCTAAGAAGTTCCAACGCTGGGTGTTAGATAATCTCTATCACATGCAGTTAGCTCTGTACTCTCACGCAGTCTTTAACTCTGAAGCTAAGATAAAGCACTACCTAATTACATGCGATCCAAATGCTCCTTATGGGGTGATTGTGTACGAGCTCACAGCTGAGGTAATGGAGGACGGCTTTAATAGAGCGCGCTTAGAGGTATCAATGTTTAAAGACTGGTATAGAAGCTGGGACGGCGAGAGTACGCCGAAGAGCTACGACTACAGCGAGCCATTAGACTCACCAATGACATTAGAGCTTCCAACATGGTACAGGTAAACGGATTAAAGAAGTACATAGTTCGCTTGTATGGCAGTCATAAGGCATGTCATGAATCGTTAGGGGTGAATAGGTCCACGCTGTATAGATGGCTAAATAACGAGCCCAGGAGAATGCTCAGATACTGCGATAAAATAGCAAAACAAACAGATACAACGAAGCTCCAGCTAGAGGGCGTGATATTGTTTCAAGATGAGCTGTTAAATGAGTAAAACCGGCGTATGGATTCCGATAGAGATTTGGAAGCTTTCAGAGCTGACCTTATTAGAGCGTTATATCTACTCAGATATCTACAGCTTCAATAAAGTAGGGCGCGTCTATTTTAAGACAAATAGCAAGCTAGCAAAAGAGTGTAATTGCTCCAATGCTTCAATAACTAGAGCTATATCTAATCTAATCAAATTAGACCATATTAAGGTAAAACAAAGCTCACCGGTAAGGAAGCTTGTACCTAATCAAATTGACGAGGCACCTAAGCAAATTGACGAGGCACCTAATCAGATTGACGAGCCACCTAATCAAATTGAGGAGCCACCTCGTCAAATTGACGCACATATAAGTAAAGTAATAAGTAAAGGAATAAGTAAAAGAATAAATAAAGTAATAAAGGAGGATGTTGTTTTTCCATTTCAAGAAAAAGAATTTTTAGAAACTTGGAAAATATGGATAGAGGAGAGGCGAGAATCAGGAATAAAGAAATACACGAATAGAGGCGAGCAGTCAGCTCTCCATAAACTTCAAAAAATAAGTAATCATGACTACAAAACAGCAATTGCCATTATCAACGAATCAATCAGTAACGGCTGGAGAGGGCTCTTCGCTCTTAAAGGAGGTAAGCAGCAAGGAATCCCAGACCTTAGTATTGAGGACGCAATTAAATGGGCTGATAACATTAGGTAGTGATATCTCTAGAGTACACTCACCAAAAACAGCTTTCAAAGAGGGGCTAACTCTTCAAACAGCTAAAAGATTAGATAAAAGAGCTGTATCTCTTCTAATACTTACCCAGCTTAAAAGATTAGTCAAAGCTGTTAATGCTACTAGATCCTTTAATGATAATGAGGATATGATGGATGCTGTAGAGGATATTATTGAGGTCTTTCCAAGCTTAAAAGTTGAGGAGATAATGATTTGCTTTAAATACATACGCCAGGGAAGATATGAGCTCTATGGAAGCTTAAACTCTAGTACGCTTATGAAGAGCTTACACGCTTACGAGGAAGCAAATACAATCCCTATGAGAGAGCAGAAGCATAAAGCGCAAGAGCCATATATCAACGGCATGATAGATTGGAAGCGATTAAGCGAGGCAATCACAGTAGAACAACCTAAGAGAAGCTTAGAAGAGCTAGGCGGATATATAAACGTTACAGAACAAGATTTAAAAGATATTGAAAAAGCCAAAAAAGAAAGTAAGTAGGCGGCTCCTGGTTAAGAAGCTAGACGCTGCTTTCAGTAAGTTCATACGCTGGCGAGCTGCTGATGCTGACGGCAATGTGAAGTGCTGTACTTGTGAAACTATAGCCCCTGTAAAGAGCATGCAGAACGGCCACTTTATGAGTAGGAGGCACTACAGCCTAAGATGGCACGCCTATGGTAACTGCAACCCACAATGCTACGGCTGTAATATAGGCTCTCAGGGCAACCAATTTAAGCATGGGCAGTACATAGATAAGAAATACGGAGAAGGGACAGCACAGAGGCTCTCAGAGCGTTCTACTGAGCTTGTGAAGTACGGTAACGAGGAGCTAATACAACTGACGAAACATTATAATAATAAAGTAGATGAATACATTAATAAGCACAGCTGAGAGAGAGCCCAGGAGTAAGCACTATACAAGCTCCACTAAGCAGCTATTCATAAGCGCTGAGGAGCTAACAGAGGACGTTGGTAAGACAGCAGAACAACTATGGAGTGGTAACAGTAGAGCACAGCCATTAACTCTAATAAGGCATTGTATAATGTACACGCTAAGATGGGAGTACAACTGGAACTATACAGAGATAGGCACAGTATTTAAGAGAGATCACTCCTCTGTTGTGTATGCATGTAGGAGGATGAGAGAGCTAATAGATATCAATGATCCTCAAGTATTAAGATATATCAACCGACTAACCATACACAATGGCACTGATACCAAAGAAACCCAGGCGCAATGTATACCATGCACTTGTGGCCCAACACAAGGGACGAAAGTATAATGAGAAGAGATACAACACCCGACAATGGAGGAAGCTTAGAGCTGCGTATTTGGCTCATAACCCTGTGTGTGTTGATTGTCAGCGCTTGGCTACAGTCTGTGACCATATCACACCGGTCAGGCAAGGAGGTAGCTTTTGGCGCGGTCCATTCCAAGCCCTCTGTACTCATTGCCATGCCGTTAAGAGTGGTAAGGAGCGACACGAAGGGGGGGAAGGGGGTAAGAAAATTTAAAGGGAAGATGTGTATAT